GTTTCGCCAAGATGGCGGCTGTGTGGGGCTACAAGTTCGGCGTGCAGGGCATCGCAGGAATCATCCTATGCGCTCGTCAGTACATGAACTCGCTTGCGGATTCGTCGCTCGAGGAACTCAAGCGGGCGATCGAGGAAGAGCCGTTTCTGGCTGCGTACTACGAGGTGGGCGAGAAGTACATCAAGAGTCGCGACCGCCGCATCGAGTTTGCGTTCGCCGGTCTGGATAAGAGCCTAGACAGCATCAAGTCGAAAGGCCGCATTCTGCTGTGCTGGGTCGACGAGGCCGAGCCAGTAACTGCAGAGGCATGGTCCACGCTGATTCCGACGCTGCGCGAGGAAGGCACGGATTGGAACGCCGAACTGTGGGTGACGTGGAACCCGAAGCGTAAGAACGCGCCAGTCGAATCGCGCTTCCGGTTCGCGAATGACCCGCTCATTCGCGTCGTCGAGTTGAACTGGCGTGACAATCCAAAGTTCCCGGCCAAGCTTGAGCGAGAGAGGCAGCGTGATCTGAAGGAGCGGCCGGACCAATACGACCACATCTGGGAAGGTGCTTACGTCAATGTCATTGAGGGTGCGTATTACGCCGCTAATCTCGCACAGGCGCGCGAGGAACATCGCATCGGGCGCGTGGCAGCCGATCCGCTGATGACGATTCGCCTATTCGTCGACATCGGCGGCACAGGTGCGCGCGCCGACGCATTCGCGATGTGGGCGATGCAGTTCATCGGACGCGAGATTCGCGCGCTTGATTACTACGAGGCAGTTGGCCAGCCGCTCGCACGGCATCTCGAATGGATGCGTGCGCGTGGCTACACACCGCAGCGCGCCCAAATCTACCTGCCGCATGACGGCGCAACGAATGACAAGGTGTACGACGTCTCGTATGCCTCAGCACTACGCGCAGCAGGCTACGANGTGACGGTCGTGCCGAATCAAGGNAAAGGCGCGGCGATGAAGCGCATCGAAGCTGCGCGTCGCTGGTTCTCCAGCATCTGGTTCAACGCGCCCGACGATGTGAAGCTGACGCCCGAGGGCTGGTACGAGCAGCCGACGTGCGCGGCGGGCCTTGAGGCGCTCGGCTGGTATCACGAGAAAAGGGACGAAAAGCGCGGCATCGGCTTAGGCCCTGAACACGACTGGTCATCGCACGCGGCCGACTCGTTCGGTCTGGCGTGCGTATGTGCCGAGCGGATATTTGGCGAAATCGGTCGCGCGCCGGTCGAGCTCAACTTCGGCTCGCAGTTCGAGCACGGGCTCGGACACGGCAGTTCAATCGCATTGCAGTGGTGACGCGATGACTGACTCAGGACGCGAAACACGCGCATACGTCTCCGCCTTCGACCGATCTCGCGTCCATCAGTCGCGGCTGTACCGATTCGAGAAACGTCGCCTCGTCGCGAATTTCGGCGCGCTGCTTGGCGATCGGCAGATTCGATGTGCGACGTGGAGCATTGACCGGCCGGAGATCGGCGTGATGTCCGATCCTCAGATCTCGGACGATGCGCGAGAGACGTCTGTGATGTTTGCTGCGCAGCTCGGCGGGTGGGCGACTGTGCGCTGTCAGATCACGCTAGACAGCGGTGAGCAGTACACGCAGGTGTTCCGGATCAACGTGCGTCATGCATCGTGGTTCGTTGACGACGCCCCGCTCTCGAACGGGCCGTTCTCGCTGCGTGTCTGTCGCGAGGATCCGCCGCCAGAGCCTTGGGAAATCGTATTCGAGTCGGGGCGCGGGGAAGGAGTAAGCGGTTATGTAGGCGATGTCGGGCGGCTGATATCAGCAAACACAGATGAGATTGGTGGCGTCTACTCATTTTGGGGCTGGTTTNGTGTCGAGATGCAGAGCGATTCAGAGATCCCGGAAGTCCCGCCGTTCACCGAGGTTCAGATATTCGAAGGCCCGGACTTTAGTGGCGAGCCTCGCGTGTTTCTGGCCGAGGACATTGAGTATTCCGATACATGGCACGAGTTCGGGAAATGGAAAAGATATTGGGAGTGGAGCACGCCAGGCGAGAATTTCTTTGAAGGTCGCGACGGTGATGTGTTCTCGTGCAGATTGATTAGGGCCTGACATGGCGACCAAACCGAAAAACGGCGAGAGCCCGAATCCATCCGACAAGGATTTCATCCGCGAGGCGCTCGAACGCTTCGATGACGGAGAAGCGGCGAAGGCGACGCTCATGCGGCGTGCGCAAGAAGACTTCAAATTCGCGATGGTGCCGGGGCATCAGTGGGATGCGCACCTGACGGCGAAGCGTAAGAAGCGCCCGTGCTACGAGTTCAATCGCCTGCGGCAGATGATTCGCCGCGTCACCGGGCAGCAGCTGCAGAACCGCCCTCAGATCAAAGTGCGTCCTGCAGAGGACGGCGACACCGACACGGCCGAAATTCTCAACGGCCTCATCCGCAATATCGAGGCGACGAGTGACGCGAAAATCGCCTACGACAACGCTTTCTTGTGGGCGTGTGCGGGCGGCGTCGGCGCGTGGGAGGTGACGACCGACTACGAAGACGAGAACGGCTTCGACAAGTGCATCCGCATCGAGATGATCGAAGAGCCGGGGCAGGTGACGTGGGATCCCGCGGCGCGGGACATGTTCCGGCGTGATGCGCGCTGGTGCTTCGTATCGTCACTGATGCCGAAGTCGCTATTCGAGCGACTCTACCCAGGAAAGAAGGTCGTGGATTTCGCGACCGCGACGCCGCGTGAGGCGCATTGGTGGCAGCAGGACACTGTCCGCGTGGCGAAATACTGGTGGAAAGAGCCTCAGAAGCGCGTCATCTATCGATTGAGCGACGGCCGCATCGTTGATGCTGTCGATTTCGATCCGATCGCGCCAGAAGCAGCAGCGCAGGGAATTACGATCGTCGAAATGCGCGAGGTCGATCGTGACGTTGTGAAATGCTGTCTTATCTCGGGTGCTGATCGGCTCACCGAGCCAGTCGAGTGGCCTGGCAAATACATCCCGATCGTGATGAACTGGGGTGAGCTCGTGACGGTCGACGGTGTGCAGTATTACTACGGCATGACTCGCGTCGGCCGGGATGCGCAGATGATTCATAACTTCGAGTTGTCGACGATGGTCGAAGTCGTGGCCAAGATGCCGAATTCGCCGCTGACTGCGACCCCGAAGATGATCGAAGGACTGCAGTCTTACTACGAGCGGCTCGGATACGATGACCCGCCGGTATTGCTATACAACGTCGATCCTCAAGCACCTCAAGCGCGCCCGACACGTGAGCCCCCCGCGCAGTTCCCGGCAGCATTCGCGAACCTGTCGGCAATCGCGATCGACGAGATCAAAGCAACCACGGGCATATACGACGCCTCTCTCGGTGCGCGAAGCAATGAGACGTCAGGCCGCGCGATTCTCGCCCGCCAGCAGGAGGCCGACATCAGCAACTACGTGTTCATCGACAATCACCTCAAGGCGCTCAAGTTCACCGGCGAAATCTTGGTGGACCTGATTCCNAAGGTGTACGACGCGACGCGCACGATACGCATCCTTGGCGAGGATGGCGCGGAGAAGTTCGTCAAGATCAACACGCTCATTCGTGACGTCGAGACTGGGCAGATCATCACGATCAACGATCTTTCGCGCGGCAAGTACGACGTCGTCGTGTCGACCGGCAAGAGCTTCGAGACGCAGCGCATGGAGGTCGCGGAAATCGCCGAAGCGCTGTCGCGTGCACCGGGCCCGCTCGGCATGATCGGCCAGTACCTGCTCGTGAAGAATCTCGATGCGCCTGGTCTCGACGANCTACTCACGGCCGTGCGTCGCGTCCTCNTCGCGCAAGGCTTGCTCGAGCCGGGCGAGAACGATCCGCCGCCGCCTCCACCTCCGCCGCCGAATCCGAAGGACGTTGCTGATGCTGAGCTCAAGGCTGCGCAAGCGCAAAAGACCATTGCGCAAGCTCAGCAGATCTTGGCGACGACACCGGCGCAGGTCGAGAAGACAAACGCCGAGACGGCCGAGTCGATTACGCGCGCGATGGCAGCGGTGCCGCCTGCGTCGTTGTTGCCGCCGATGGGACCGATCTGAAAGTTGGCGACGTTGCAGACTCAACCAGAGAGGGCTATATGACAGACGAAGCTAACGTAGCGTCGGCTACGGATACTCAGGCACAGCCGCCCACCGAGCCGGCTGCGCCCGAGTTGAAATCAACCGACACAGGTGTATTGAGCGCGATCAAAGCGCAGGCGGAAACGGCTACTCCGCCGCCGAAGGACGACAAGCCCGAGGCAGACAAGCCGGCCTCCCACGCGAACCCTGCGGATAAAGGGACCAGCGACGCGGACTCCGCCGCGGATCACCAGGACGACGACGATCGTGATGATGACGATCGGAAGCTCGAGCCCTGGATGAAGAAACGGCTCAAGCGAGCCGAGGAGAGAGGCCGACGCCAAGCAAGCGCCGAGATTCTCGAGTTGATCAAGTCGCTCGGGATCAATCCGCAGCAACAGGCACAGCAAGCAACTGCGCAGCCAGGGCAGCAGGTTGATAACCCGGGATCGTCAGCGCCTAAAACGCTGGCCGATTTCGACTACGACGTCGAGAAGTACACCGCGTATCAAGTGCAAGAAGCCGTGAAAGCGGCCCTCGCCGAACGAGACGCGGAGAACGAGCGGCGCAAAGCAGAAGCGCGGGCCGAGGCAGCTCGACAGGCGTTCGAGAAACGCAAAGCCGAGTTCGAGAAGCGCGTCGGGAAGGGCGCGTGGGAGCGAATAGTCACGGCCGATGTCGATGTTCCCCAGGAGGTAGTAGATCTTCTGATAGGACACGACCGCGACCTTGACATCGCATACTACCTGGTCAATCACCCCGACGAAATCGAGCAATTGCGTGGGAAATCTCGACTCGAGATTGCGCGCAGGCTCGCAGCGATCGACGCGAAGCTGAGCGGCACACCTGGCGAAGAACTGCCTCCGAAGACCACTCAGGCGCCGCCACCGCCGCCGAAAGTTCCAACCGCTGGCAAAGCCGTGAAAAGTATCGCGGAGATGTCGACGGAAGAGCGCATCGCGGAGTGGAGGCGGCAGAAGCAACAACGGCAAGCCTCGTAAGCGGTTGACCACCGGACTCCCGGGCTTGTCACTCAGGAGAGCTGGAGATGCCAAATCAGTTACTGACTACGGACCTGATCGCTGATCGAGCGTTGATGCTCATCACCGAAAAGTCCACATTCCTCCGCACGATCAATCGCGAGTACGACGACAGTTTCGCGAACAAGGCGGCAAAAATCGGTGATACCCTGCGTGTACCGATTCCTCAGCACGGCAAATACCGCAAGGGCCGCGTGGCCGATCCGAATCCGCTGCAGACCATCACTCGTCAGGTGAAAGTGTTCGGTC